TCCAGGAAATTTTCTCGTCGCGATCTGGCAACTGTCCTCGATTTACAAACAAGTCCGCAATATATCTTGCGGCTGCATTCTCACCAGAGGGCAGAGTCAGTTCACGACCATCAGTTAATTTGAGGTTCATTTTATAACTCCTTAAAGCTTAACGTTAATGATTGCAACCTGATCGGCTACTGTCTCTGGAGACAGAGTGATTAGGTCAGTGAAGCCCTTGGTTGCAGTACCAGGCATTTGGGCACTTGAGGCAAAGGAAGATCCATTCCAGGCTGTGCGCACTCTATCGAGCAAGCCCTTGGGCTGGCTTTCAATTGCAAGAACACGGCCGATGGTGTCGAGATGAAGGCTAGCAGCAACAGAATCATCTGCTGCGAGAATATTAACTGCAGTAGACTTAATGAAGTTACTATACACATCGTATGTAACATAGTCACCAGGAACAATCTCACCCACACAGCAGACCTGTCGCCAGTTAGTGGATTCTGTAGCACCGTAGTGGTAGTAACTTATGGTTCCTGTGGCAAGATTTGTTGCTCCATCAGCAGAGTAAACAAATATAATCCCTACTTCTCCATCAAGATACCAGTCGCCAGCCTTAGAAAGCTTATTGTAGCTAGAACGCTCCCGAATCAAGACACTTGCTACAGAAGAAGTAATCGGGGTGCGATCAGTATTCGCAGCGACAGGGTTGTGCGTAAGCGCATACCCTACAACATAGGCTGCTGGGGCTAGGTCAGAATACCGAGGAAGTCCAGCGAGAAGGGTCTGCGAGATGAAAAGCTCCTTAACAGCGTCCTGGCCATCTGGGAAAAACTCACCAGCACCACCACCAAAAGAATAAACTTCGATGGCTCCGTAGGCAAGACTACCGGATGTTGTAACAGTAGCTACTGCGCGAGGCACCTGCATCTGGATATCAGTCAGGAACTGCACTAGGTGCTGCTTCTGATAGTTAACCTTGTTAAGCGTCTCGGCAGAGTCTCCAGCCCAGACATAAACGTCATAAGCACAAATACCAACTGGATTTGAGAAGAAAAGATCTGTAACCAGTTCACAGTCAGCACTAGTAGCAGGAGTGAAGGTACCACCTGCGTCCCAGTCGCCATCAGCTACCTCTGATTCTGCAACAAAGCCGCGCTCAACAACCGCAGTTGCGAACTCCGTTAGTGAAACAGTCTTTGCAGCTGTTACAGCAACACCAGTTGTGATATCAATTACACCTGCAGCTACATCAGCAGCAACATAAGTAAGAACTGTACCAGCAGCTCCTAAGCCTTGGCACTTCTTTTTAAAGCCAGCCGGAGCAATACGCCCTTCGCGAGTAAGGCATACTACCTTACCACTAGAAATTGTGAATGAGTCTTTACTCGACTCGCCAGTCCAGACGATCGGTAACCAAGCTGCGGGCTTCCACTCTCCAGCAGGAACCGACACATTTGGCTGGACCTTATTGTTTGGAGTGATGTTGTCAAATACATCAGTCCGGGTCTTGAAAGATCCCGAGAATCTTTTGATTGCCATTTTAGTCTCCTAAAAATTTAAAGTTTGGAAGGGTGAAAGCCGCGTGGCAAATATTGCTTCTTACTTCTAAGATAGTATTCTGCAGCATCGATCCCGTCATCATCTAATAGTTTAGTGTAAGTGTTAATAATATTCTGTTCAAAATTACCGAGCCTCTTTCTATTTGGGTTGGTTTTGGAGCTTTCGTCAGACGAGCTAACGGAGGGATCCTCAACAATCACAACAGATTTAGACTCAACGGCTTGCGTAGTATCAATACTATCAAAGTAGGTCCACAAGATTTCAAGCTTATTTTCATCTTTTTCTGTAGAAACACTATCTTTCCTGTATTCTGCAATAGCATTGATTGCTTTTTCAAGCCTACCCTCAAGCATTTGAATTCTCTTCAGTGCTTCAGTATAGTCTTTCTTAAGCTCAGCTAGCTGTCCATCTTCTTCATCACAGCTCATACTCTTGGCCTTTCTATTTACACAAGCCAATACTCTTTCTTCCTGCGAAGCAGATAGCTTCGCACGCCCAACCAATCTACGAGCAGCAGTTACGTGCGCGCAGTCTGGAACTGGGAAGCTTCTTTCGGGCCCACAAAAAGTACCTGCAGCGAGTTTCTTTCTCTGCTCAGTACTAAGTTTTGCATCCCCAAGTTCATGATCTAGGGCCGCACTAAGAAGATACCAGTCAACGTCGTCTGTATTAGGGTCTTCACCTAATACTTCTTCTTGGTGTATCCCTTCTTCGCTGGCCCCATCGCTTGCTTCACAGACTTCTTCTTTTTCTTCTTCTTGGGTGTTGCATAGGCTGCCACTATCCTGTGCCGGCTGGACTTCTTCTGAAGCGGCAGGTACATTTAGCATCCCCCTTTCTTGTAGTTTCTGTATAAGGCTATTAATTAGTTTATCATCAATGTCGGCGGGGGCATCAGTATCGGCGTCTTCAGACGCGAGAGTAACATCGGCATCGAAATCACCCGTAAGAGCAACGCTTGGGATTTCCACGACGTCCTCTGAAGCGTTCTCTTGATTGTCGGAAGCAATTACTTCCTCATCTTGAGCTTCTACTTCAACTGGAGTCTCCTCTACTGGCTTTTCGCTGACTTGAACAGTTTCTTCTGCCATGTCATTCTCCATTTTGTTATAGATTGAATCAGTTATATATATAGTAGTTGGATCTACTATTGCGTTCAACTGTAGATCATCGAACTTTCTGGAAATAACTTTATCAAGAATTTCCATTGATTGGACTTGTGACAAATCATCTGCCGGCATATTTACAACAGAGCCTTCAAGAACTTCAAACTTCCCAGTAATAAAAACACAAACATCCCCATCGTATATCTTGCCATGCCTATGTTCGCAAATATCTCCATCAGCCCAATCAGAATAACAGATAGAACAGACATGCCTATCTGTTGTGCTACCTGCAGAAAAAGTAATATACCGACCATCTAGAAATTTTTCAATAGCATTCTGATCTGTGATGCGGGCAGAGACACTCATCCTGCCAAGACCAGGCCATGCTTTATTTACTAGTAGATCAAATTTCTTAAGTGCGGCATATATTTTCTTAGGGTCATCTTTCTCAAAAGCATCCTGAACTTCCATGTAGTCGTTCACATTGCTAAAGAATAGCATTGCTTCTGCTGATAGACTTTCCCATTGACCACCAGTAAATCTTCCTAGTGGGTCATTGTGGCTATCGTGGTGTTGCAGAATAGGCTTGGGGTAGGGCGTCAGTATTGTTGAGATACCATCTTGCTGACCCTTCACTGTGTAAATTCTATTATTGATCCTTCTGCCAGAGTGAGAAAGGTACCAGCTTATTGAAAGCCCCCGCTTTCTCTCAGTCTCCTCAGAACTATAGATAGAATCAATAAACTTAACCTTATCTCTCTTTGACAAGGAGCAAAGCTCCTTGTCTGGAGCAATCTGAACAAAGTCTATTAACTTAAATCCTGGTTTCATTATGAATTCTTTCCAAGTGAACTGGGTTGAGCTAGTAGTTCGGTACCGTAATTATAAGCTTTATCTGTGTAAAACCTGTCAAGCTCATCAATACGCCACCTAATATTTGTAATTATAGTTTCTGGATATATATCTTTGCAAGAGTACTCGTCAAGTCTAAACTTAATAACATTGTGCACTCTTTCCAATTCTTTGGAGTAGTTGTCATATAATGATTGTAGAATACTGTCATGGTACTGAGTATCATAATCTGATGCAGCATTGCCTATGCTATCAAAGTATGATTTTCTTATCAAGTTTACGGCGTTAGACTTCGTTTCGTCAAGGTAACTAGCTATATTCCCATCAAACTTTGGCCCAGCCCTTGTTCCATTCTGGTTGGAGGGTCTTGATGTAGCTGCTGATGCTCTTTGCTGGCCTTGATTTGCTTCAGCTGCAGGCCTGCCAGTTCTTCTAGCTTCTGCACCTTCTCGCCTCTGCCTTTCAACACCCTCTCTGGTTATTGCAGAAGAGGGAGCTTCTGCAAGAGCTTCATCTGCTGCTGGGGACCCGAGAGTTTTGATCAAAGCCAATGGTTCTGAATAAAGCTTAAAGTAAGTCAAATCTCTCTGTTCATCCTCGAAGGGGGCGTACCCGAGAAGCTTTCTTGCTTCTGGTTCGTCTATAAGGTGATTTGTAAACAATTGAATGACTTGGTTTTCTAACTTAGTTCTTTGCTCTTTGTCAACAATGCCGAATTTAATTTCTACTTTATCTTCTGTGGACAGGGCCTTTAGATTAAAGGAACTCTCTTTAAACAACTCATTAAATATGTAAAACTCAATAAAAGTT